TTACATGAGGTAGATTATTTGAGAACATTTGTAGTTGAGCCCGACAGAACAACATTACGAGAAGAGTTTGCATGGTTTCCAAAACGTTCAACTTTTGGCTCGCTTATTTGGATGAAATCGTATATAATATACGAAACATGGGTAACAATACGTGGTGTAGAAAAAAGATTACTGGACACAGCATTGTACACACAGAGCGAGTTCGTTGAAGCAAAATTAAAAGGTGAAGTCAATTAATGGCAGAAGATTATGGAATAGATTTACAAAAGCTGTATCTAGAGTTTTTACAGGCAGACAAAGAATTATTTGTACGCTGTAATGCTATTATAGATTCAGAGTATTTTGATCGCAGTTTGCGTAGTGCTGTTCGCTTTATGCAAGAGCATGTGGAAAACTATGGCGACATGCCTACACTTGAACAAATGAAAGTCAAGGGTAGTGTGGAGTTACAGGACTTGCGAGACAATACATCAGCACATCAAGACTGGTTCTTGGATGAGTTTGAAAAGTTTTGTAAGCACAAAGGATTAGAGAAGGCAATTTTAGCAAGTACAGACAAACTGGAAAAAGGTGAGTTTGGTGCTGTTGAAATGATGATTAAAGATGCAGTTGGTATTGGACTTGCAAAAGAACTGGGATCTAACTATTGGGATGATCCTGCAGGACGTATACAACGCATCAAAGACAACCGTGGACAAAATAGTACTGGTTGGAAAACAATGGATCAAATACTGTATGGTGGATTTAATCCAGGCGAACTAAACATCTTTGCAGGTGGTAGTGGATCTGGTAAAAGTTTGTTTATGCAGAACATGGCACTTAACTGGAGTTTAGCAGGTAAAAATGTAGTGTACATCAGTTTGGAACTTAGTGAAGAACTGTGTGGCATGCGTATTGATGCTATGGTAACAGGCATGAGTACCAGAGACGTTATGCGTAATGCAGATGATGCGGCACTTAAAGTTAAAATGAAAGGCAAAAAAGCTGGACTCATTCAGACTATACAAATGCCAAATGGTAGTACTATTAACGACATCAAAGCGTATGTTAAAGAAGTACAAATTCAGATGGGTGTAAAAATTGATGCACTGTTGGTTGATTATTTGGACTTGATGATGCCAGTTACAGTTAAAGTTAACCCAAGTGACCAGTTTATTAAAGACAAATATGTAAGTGAAGAGTTACGTAACTTAGCTATTGAGCTAAACATACTGTTTGTGACAGCATCGCAGTTGAACCGTGGCAGTGTTGATGAAGTTGAATTTGATCACAGTCACATTGCTGGTGGTATTAGTAAGATTAATACAGCAGATAATGTTATTGGTATCTTTACAAGCAGGGCAATGCGTGAACGTGGAAGGGCGCAGATACAGTTTATGAAAACACGTAGTAGTAGTGGTGTTGGCAGTAAACTTGATTTAGATTTTAATATTGAAACACTGCGAATAACAGATTTGGATGAAGATGCGGAGAGTGCAGAAAGTGCCGGAACAAGTGCCATTTACGACAAGCTCAAACGTCAAAACGGAAGCAGTAGTGATTCAATAGGCATTTCTCAAACAAATAACATTGTTGAAAATGCTGTGGATAATACTGATAGACTTCGTAATATACTTAAACGTGCTGAGTAGTTATTCCTTATCCTCCGGTTGGTCTTGTTTTTGCATCTGTGTTCTTATTCTCTGGTACATGCTCATGTCGCTGGTAATTAATTCAGCGAGGGTGCCCAACATGCCCATTAAGACATCACGTTGCTGTGGGGAAGGTAACCGTCCTGCGTCCATAGTTCTCATTGCCGATCGCACAAATCGAACATCTTCTTCTGCTACTAAACCATCGTTGGCCAATATCATAAGTTTACTCAACTGTGCATTATCCATGCCATCGTTATTTTCTTTTAAATCATGGAGTCTATCAATGATAGAACGAATCTCTTCTGCGCTTTTTGACATTATTGTCTCCTTCAATACTAATTATCTATTTCAGCTAAATACCATTAACAAAAGGGCAGAGTATTATGAAAAAACGTACTAGAAGCATCCTTGATGAGATTAACAGCATAAGTGATCAGCGTGATCGCCGTTATATTGTAGAAAATACAGCGGACAACGTTATTGCCAGTGCTAGTAATTTAATCAAATTAATTAACGAGACTTATGACTCCGACACCAGTGCGGATCTTGTTAAGCGTTTCATTAATAGTATTCGGACCCAGGACGAAATGAAATTCCGTCGAGGTATCAGGAAAGCTAATGAAAGTAAAAGACATACTGGGAAGTAACCCATTAAAGAAAAGACATCGCGGCCCACATCGTAAACCACGTTATCGTGGTCGTGACCTTCATGAAGGTGGCGCAATGGCCGGTGTTGGTGCTATACATATTAGCGAAATCGAACCCACTCTAATTAAATTAGAAAAAGAATTAGGATTAAATCTTCGTGACTTTACACTGGGCAGTGTGGGTAAAAAAGAATTTAGTGGCGATATTGATGTTGCTATTAATTTGAAACCTGAGGAGTTGGCAGACTTTGCTAAAAAATTACAAGCGGCGCCAAGCACACAGGAAGTAAAGAAAAGCAGTGTGTTTATGACAAGTGTTCCTATTGTGGGATACGACGAAAACAAAACACGAGACGGTCTTACACGTACAGGTTATGTACAGGTAGACTTTATGCCGGGCGACCCTGGTTGGATGAAAACTTATTATCACGCACCACATGAAAAAGACAGCAAGTACAAAGGTACATTTAGAAATATAATGATCGCCACTATTGCGGGCAAGATTGACGTGGTTGTTGGAGATGAAAAAATAGAAGATGGACGTCCACTAGTTCAGGAACGATGGATCTGGAGCCCAACAGATGGTTTAGTTCGTATTAAGCGAGAGCCAAAACCGAGAAAAGACGGCAATGGTTACACTAAAGCAAAAATTGATACACCTATCAGTCAGCCTATCAGAGACCCAGATGGTATTGCAAAACAATTAGGCTTGACAAATGGTAAAGACTTGTATAGTTTTGAAACATTACTAAGTGCGTTGAAAAAATCGTACAAAGGTCAACAGATTAACCAAATACTGGATGATTTTAAATCTAATCCAGTAGTACAAGATATAGGTGTGCCAGATGAAATTTCGTGAACTAATAACAGAAAATAAAAAGCCTTTATTGGAAAATGCTGAAGCTCGTATTCATCATTTGGAAGACAAAGTATTATGGGGTGGTAGTGCAGGCGCACGTCAAGCACTAGACACACTGGAAAACATTCAAGGCAACCCAAAAGCAATCACAGTTAAATGGGACGGATCTCCAGCAGTTATTTTTGGACGTGACGAACGTGGCGAATTTATAATGACTGACAAAAGTGGATTTGGTGCCAAAGGTTATGACGGCAAAGTAAAAACACCACAAGCATTACAAAACATGTTGCTTAATCGTGGTAAAGAAGCACCAGACGACAGCCGTAAAGCATTTGCGGCCAGTATGGCACAGGCATTTACAGTTTTTGAAAGTGCAGTACCAGATAACTTCCGTGGATTTATGTGGGGCGACTTGTTGTACTACACACGTCCACAGGTTGATGATGGCGACTTTGTGTTTAAACCACAAATGGTTGTGTATCGTGTTAAAGCTGATAGTGATATTGGTAAACGTATTGCTGGCAGTACTGCTGGTGTTGTTATCCACATGAAGCTGGACTTGGACGGCAACAAGAGCCGTGCTGATGCAAGTGAATTAAACGAAGGTACATTACTGGTAATGCCGCCTGTTACAGCACAACAACCACCAAAAATTGATCAAAAGATTTTCACAACAGCAGAGTCATTGTTACAAAAACACGGCAATGGTATTGATAAATTACTCAATGCTGAAATGGTAAAGCAACTTAAAATTAGTGACTTTAGTAAAATATTATACAGTTACATCAACCACAAAACCAAAACACGTAGCTTGGATAACCTAGCTGGTGAGTTTATTGATTGGCTAAGTGGCAGTAAAGTAACTGGTGTTAAACAGGACCGTATACGTCAGCATATTGAGACTGACCCAGCGGCGTTTAAAGGAATGTTTGATTTAATTACTGCTATTATGCAGACAAAGAATGACGTTATCCAACAACTGGACAATCAGGATGCAGACGTTGAGGCTTACACCGATGGTCAGCGTGGCGGAGAAGGTTATGTTATTGGCAATGGCGATGCTAAACTTGTTAACCGCAGTGGCTTCAGTGCCGCTAACTTAAACAAGGTAAAGAACTAACGGATAAATATTAGTATGGAAAAGTATACAGCAAAACAATGGGCAGAGATCGAAGGCGGCCACACAATGAGTGAAAACAAAGAACCAAAATTTGGATTTGTTAGAGACCTTAATGAAAGTCGTCAGTATCGTACACGTCAACAAATACAACGTAGTAATGCACGAGAAATTGTGGATCATGCATTTTTAGATATGATTACATTATATATTTTATATAATGAATTTGACATGGCACCAATTGCTGTTAAGTATGCAAAAAAGACTATGATGTACGGTACATTCAAAGCGTACAGACAAAGTGGTACAGATTTATATGTAGCATTACATTTAATTCAAAGAAAAGATGCAGACGCACTGGCTGGTGACGGCGCAGATGACGCATTACTTCAGCGTATTAATTTTCCAGAACAAATAATTAGAACATTTTTAAATTCAATGAAAATGAACAACGTGAATCCATCACTGGCAAGACAAGCACTACAACTGATTGAACGTAAGTTTATGATCACAAACAGTGGTTACCGCAGTGTACGCAGACTTGCACAGGATTGGCCACGTATTAATGCAACGCAAAGAGCTCTAGTAGTTACACGTTTATTACAGTTTTATAGAACACACGCACGTAGAAGTGAGCTGTTTGGATTCTTACAAGACTATGCACGTACTAAGAAACTGGAAATACGCAATGCACACAACGCAGAAAAACCAAAAAGCAAATCTATGCAAACTGTTGCAACAGCCGCCGCCATGGGCGCCGCTGGCTATGCAGGGTTCCAAGTAGGCCGAAGCATTGGTAAAAGTTTAGTATAAAGATATAGGAGATCAAGATGCCCGTACAAAAGAATGGCACTGGAAGACCTGGAGAACACCTGACAGGCGATATAGAATATTTTACAGCATACACTCTAGTCGATGTTACTGATAGTGGAATAACAGATCCCAACAGCGCAAATGTTGATGGATACAATCAAGCACAAAATTTAAATGTATTATTACAAACAATGAGCTTAAGAACTCAGCCAATTATTAGTAGTGTAATAAAACGCACAACACAAGCAATGGCAGATTATAGTTTTGGTTCAAATCACACTGGTAACCAAACAATATGGATTGTTAAGTTTGCAACTGAGTACAAAGGTGCCTGGGCTAAAAATGCAGACCCACTGTATCATTTAGTACAGGATTGTCAGGGTGTTTCAATTACAACTGGTATAGACGATACTGCAACATTTGCACTTGATGTATTTGATACAGACTCAACATCAAATGATATGAACCTGTATTTTGTTCGTAACGACGAACTCTAATCATACAATATCTAGTAGTTTAATTATCATTTCAATACCTATAAATAGGTGTATGGGATTGATTCCCATTAGGCAAGCAAATAGGCACACTTTCAAATGTCCCCACGGAGTCGGTCACTAGCCTCCGTTAACAAAAGGCCAAAACAATACTCACACTATTGTAACACTGACTGAGTTAGTGAAGACAAAATAGGAAGAGAAATGTCACAACTGGAAAGAGAAAACCTAGAGGCTCATGTCGATCTTTGCGAAGAGAGGTATAGAGTGTTAGAAGAAAAAGTTAATCGTGTAGGGGATGGTCTTGACCGTCTGGCAACTGTCGTCGCCGAAATGCGAGAAGAAAATATTAAGCAACATCAAAGCAGTAATAAAGTAATTATTATGGCTGCTGGTACAGTCATCAGTGGACTATTAGGAACTATTGTAGTCGCCCTAATGGCGTTTTTGTAAAACTCCTTGTAATTTGTCATAAAGATAAATATATGCAAGGAGTTTTTTTCTATGCATTTAACCGAATTATGTGAAAACACAAGCGTATCTACAGTATTAGAGGCAAAACTAGTATGGGCTCGAGCTGGAAAGAGCTTGACACGTAAATATCGCTGTACAGTTGGTAAGCGTAAAGGCAGAGTTGTTGCTAACCCAACACAGTGTAATGCTCCAATAGATTTAAAAAAGCGTTTTACGCTAAAACGAACAAAAGCAATGAAAGGTGCCCGTATGGCACGTAAGGCAAAGAGAACTAAGAAGTTTAACCCAGCCAGTAGAATGGTAGCAAAGTTGAATAAGAGATGAAAATATTTGAAGGTATGGAAGAATACGGACACCAGATGCATTTAGCTATAAAAGCGATGTTGAAAGATGTGTTAGTAATGGATATAAGTGACGATGAAGCTCGTACACTTACTGATAAACTTGGACTTAGTGATGTGTTGGAATTAGACACAGCACTGGATGATCAAAATGAAGAAGCAATTCGCGACATCATAAGTAAACATATGAGCTTGGAAGAATACAGCTTGCCAGGACGTAGTGGACTGAAAAGTGCTGCAACAACCAGACCTACAACACAAAAAACTGGCGGTACAACAAAAACAACATCAATGACAAAACCAGTAGCAGGCGGAAACAAAACAGCAACTGGTGGCGCAGACGAAATTGGACAAGACGACAACACAGACGTTGATACGGAAATTGCAGACCGTGAAGCAGAGCTTGCAGATTTAAAAAAGAAGGCAGGCATCAGATGAGAACAGTAACAGTCAGCGGCGGCATTGAAACCTTTGTTACACTACAAGAAGGTGTTTGGTTAGACAAATACACTGACGCCAAAGTGTACAAAGATAATTTAAATGAACGTGAGCGATACATGGCTAAAACGCTGTGTAAAAAAGGCATCCTAAACCTACATGTTAGGGAAGGAAAAACATTTTATACTAGAAATACTAATAGGTTAATATCATGACACTTGACTACAGCAATACAGAAGTAATGGCTGATTTATTACGCCGTTTGGAAAACGCCACCACTAATGGTGCCAAACAAATGATCGCAGAAAGCGACAGTTGTAATGAAACATATTTGGCTCTCAACACACACCGAACACAAACTGGTGTGCGTATGGGTGATTATGACATTGTTGTTGAAAAGGTCGATATAGATGGCCTAAATAAGAATTACTACACTATTGTTGATACAGAATACGACGAAGTACTTTATAAAGATTTAAGTTTATTTGAAAGTGCATTAAGTATTACAAAAAGATTAGTGTTTAACAGACGAACTATTGATTGTAATAATATACAATCACTGGATGCAAACTACGATAGTTATGTCCGGGAGGCTTATTATTATAAGCAAAAATTAAAACATGTTAACGAAGACTATTCAAGACTTGACGTGTTTGAAGCCAAGTACAGCAATGTATTGGGTAAATTAAAAAATACTAAAGAGAAAATTCTAGAAACTCTATAAATACAGTAAACTAAACGGAGATCGAACAATGTTTTTACAAGATTTTGAAACAACACAGTCAAAATTCGAAAAAATGCAAAGGTACTTGAAAGAGAACCATGGCTACGAACTTGACATGAGTGCAATGGATGTAACAAAAGTTGCAGACATTATTACTAGCACAACAAATAAAATGAAAGTAACTGAGGACTCAACAGAGTACACAAGGTTACATATGATTGCTGAAAGCCTTAAATTATGGACACCAGCACCAATCCAAAGTGAATTAACAGAATATGTTAGTGAAGCTGTGGATGACGAAGCAGTTGAAGGTGCAAAGGTTATTTTAGCCGCACAAGAAATGAATGACGAACTACAGAAAATGGTAGAGCGTGTTGCAGAGATGCAAGTGCAAGACCTTATTCCACTAGTGGACGCTATGAAAGCAGAACTAGGTATGGAACAAGCGGAAGCATTCAACAATGCAGCTGATACAGCATTGGGTGGATTATTAGACACAGTTAAAAGTACAAAAGAAGCAGTTGAAAATGCTATCTTGGGTGCTCAAGGTCAAGCACCAGCAGTTGACATGGAAATGCCAGCCGCTGATATTGGTGTTGATGATGTTGACATGACTGGTATGGATGCAGATGCACCAGACGATGATGCATTTGGCGGTGACGATGCTTCTGCAGATGCAGATGGCGAGCCAGAAGGACGTGAACTAAAAGCTGAATCAGCAGATGTATTTGATACAATGTTGGAAGAATTACAGTCTAAAGTAAACGAAAATGGCGAAGTTAGCCGTGCTGATCTCGAAGGCGCACTAGCACAGTTTAGAGCAAAGTAATATGAGATTTAAGCAGTTAGTAGAAAGTAATTATGAAGGTGAGTTAGAAGATGCGATAGTAACGCTTCTAACAGCTATTGGTGCGGAAGGGCTGAATACAGTTGATACTGATCAACTTATACTCGATCTCCAAAACCAAGGATTCAGTATTAACAAGAATAGCCTTTTCTCAACACTAAACGGCTTGCCGATAGTTGCTAACGCTAACAGCGAAACAATTCAAATTCGCGGCGCAGATATGACCCGTGCCGCGGATTTAAAAACACGAACAAGAGAAAAAAGTAAAGTTACTAAAGATGCGCAAAAGCAGGCTAAAAAGGATCTAGGATTATGACATATCAATTAAACAAAACACAGGCCCGTAGCCATGCTAGAAGTCAATTAAATATTTTTGATGAAGTAAACACAATTATGCGCAAAGTTATTGTTGCCAGTGATGCTGGTGACTATAGTGTAACTGTAGATGATGGTACTACTATGACAGAGAGTACACCAACAAGTACAATTACTGGAACACAAAGTAATCCAACAATTACAGGCACACCAACACTAATAATTGCTGGAGTTACAATCACATTAGGTACAAGTGGAACTAATTTAAATGCAGTAGTAGCCGACATTAATGATGCTGGTGTAACAGGACTAGTGGCCAGTAAAGACGCTGGCAATAACTTAGTTTTATCTTATACACACCCACAACAAGCTAGCTGGAGTGTAGCAATTGGTAGTGGAACTGCAAA